TGCTCTTGATAAACGATATATGACAAGACTATCCTCAATCATTCTTAATTGATTTAATGCCTTAATTGCCTTATGCATATAAGATAAAACATTACCACGATTACGATCAATTAAACCTGATGTGCAATAAGTTATTGAATCTTTTGCAATTTTAATACCTTTATTACCACCAGCACTTGACATCATTGTTGTTGGATAGTTAGGTGCAGGGGTGTAAATATAATATTCTTCCAGTTCAGGTGTGATTACGTTTGCTTCATTCTGTCTGTTATTGATTTTTACGTAAGGATCTCCCTTATCCTTTTTCTCTTTACGAATATATCTTATCTTAAGTGAATCAATATAACGAATATCTTTAAGTCCTTCCTCAGGTTTTTTGGTATCAATAACTTTTAAATATGCTAATTTACCATCAACATACCAATTACGAAATATTTCGTGTGCCTTACGATCAAAATCTAGTATCTCTTTTATATTTTTAAACTCTTGTCTAACTATATTTTTTAATTTATCACTAGCATTTAAATTTGATAGTTCAATCTCAACAGGTGAGTCATATAGATCACTGACGATTGCTTCATTCACAACATCTTCTATGGCACTATCACACTCAGGGTGATTTGCCATTTCCCTATATCTTCTGATTAAATCATGTTCATTTTTATAGACACCTTCGATGTCAACATATTGACCATAAAAACCACTCTGTATATAATAGTCAGACCCGTCCTCATTATTTTGAGGAACGGGTGAGACCACCGACGGAGGTGTCTTTTCTTTATCATCAACGGAGAACCCAAAAAGTCTTGCCATATTATATTTTACTATTATGTACTATTTATCTGATACTTTCACCACCGGCAGAAGAACTAGTTCCCTTGAAGGCTTCCCACCAGTGAACTTGCATCTCTACGGTAAATTCTTCAATAGTATCTGTTGTTTCGTAACTAAGATCAATTGTTGAAATATTTGTTGGAAAAATATCCCAGAATTTGTATGAACGTAATATAGAACCATCACGATCTAACTGGTGCACAAATGCATCTTTATGATATGCATCTGGATCAGTCAATCCTGTGGCATCTTCTAATTTGTTAATAACATTCATCCATTTTTCCATAGCAGATCTTATTACAAAATCGGTATCGTTGATAACTGTAATAGTCCATGTCTCGAATGTTCTATCACCTGCTACCTTTAAAATACGACCTCTGAATGGTATCTCCACTGGAGCAATGGTTGATGCTGGTAGTGCTGCTGCTTTTACAAGAAATCTTGCTTTCTGTAAAACATCATTATTGATTGCAACTGCATCTGGAAATGCTAACTCTACCTCAAAGAGATTCGGTCTAGCACCTCCACCAGTTAATTTACTTTTAAAATCTTGAATCTTCCTTAAAGGAATATTATTGATTTGTTGACGGGATGGCATAATTGAAAACCTCTACTTTATTAAACGGAACCGATCACTTCTTCAAATGATACGCCAGTTCTTGTGGCGATGAATGTAAGACCAATGAAGTTAATTGACCTTGCAGGTTTAACAAAGATATCTGCTACGAATTCGTTATTATCTATAACAGCAGCAGTGTTATTTGTTTCATCGCAAATAACGACATAATCTTGAATACCTCTCTTGGATTGAACATCACGTAAGAAAGGTTCAACTATATTTACAAAATTCGCTCTCGTAATTTCATCATTAAATTCAAACAATTGATCTTTTGCTGCCGCTGATATTCCATCTTCAAGGAAAATGAATAATCTACGAACATTAATACGATCAAATGCAGATGCTTTTGCAAATCCAGTTTTGTCACCGAATAATATAATTCCTGCACCAGGTGAGAATATGACTGGGTTTATTCTATTTGAATACAGTTTATCTCTTTGTAATCTGGTTGGATTGTATGGAAGTTTAACTGCATTTAAGATAGCACCTCTGTCTGTACCTGCTGGTGAGAACCAAGGAAAATCGTTTATATCAGTTCTTGCACATGCTCCAGCAACATCACCATTTAATGGGATATATCTGAAAGTATTATTAAACCTATCAAACATGTACTTATATCCACTATCAAATACTGCAAAAGTAGTTGAACTTATTGTACCATAAAAATCAACAACATTGTCAGTAATGTCAGAATCGCTAAGAATTGTAACTGCAGTGTCATCAGATGTATCGCTAATTGCTGCTCCTCTATGTGGAGATATGAATGCGACTGCATCTTTTCTTACTTCTGCAACTGCAATTAGTTTTTCTGCAAGTGCTCTTGTGGAATCCTGACCATATTTTCCAGAACCCATAAGTAAGAAATCTACATCAACAGTAGTGTCATTCTCAAACTGACCATAACCACCAATTAGATCATCTAGTCCAGAGTCTAATGCACCAGTGGTTGTTAAATCAGTTTTACCTCCATAATTTAATCCACCTGCTAATGTTAAGTTTTGTTTTCCTGAACTATTGAATATAATTCCCTCTGCATCCTGATCCCAACCACCATCACTTTCAAGTGTGAATGCACTTGTATAACCTGTGGTTGTAACTCCGATGATACTTCCAGATAATCCAAAAATGTTATCTGAATTGTTATAAAGGTATTTTCTCCAATATGATGGTGATCCAACTGAAAACTCAGCATCTTTTGCCTTTGAAAGACTTAGATGTTTTTCTAAGATTGTTCCAGCATTTCCTGTAACAGTTCCTTTGGCATCAATTACAACTACATGAACCTCATCAAAACGACCACCTCTTGCAGCAGCATATTCTGATGTACCTGGTTTATCAGCGATTGTATTCCACTTTACAAGTGTTTCTGTTGCAGTTCCACCTTTTGTAGCAGTTGTAGTCACAAAAGTTTGCTCGTCAAACCAATTTTTAGATGATGTATAAGATGTTGATCCGTATGATACTGCCTGACCAGCAGTGTGAATCGCAACTGATCCAGTGCTACTAAACTTGAAAACGCTATTGAAATCCTTTGCAGTTTCTGTACCTGCAGCAGATACATGAGATAAGAATTTCACATCAAGGGTGCTTGATCCCTTTGAAGTAATTATGCCCTTAAAGTGACCGTCAAGTAAACTTGTTCCTGCAGCTCCTGATATAACTGTTCCTGATGGAACTGCCTGTGTTACACCCATACCAACTGCTGCATTTGAAAATACCGTACTACTCAAACCCTCTAAGATTTGATCTGCTTTAGCATCTATGATAGAAACCCTTAAGTCATTCGCCCAAGTGCCTGGATTTCTTGCTGCTACCGTGACAGTAGATAAAATATTTTCTTGATAACCTAATTCAGTGTAATGGTCTGTACTCTTAATCTTTACATTTGATGCAGTACCAGAAAATCCATTTTTTAAACCAGTATCATCTGCTCTAATAACGCTTAATACTCCTCCATACGCTAAGTAAGATGATCCTACCATCCAAGTTTCATACTGTTTATCTGTATCATAGGGTTTTCCAAATTGATCTACATATTCATTTTCACCAGTAATCGTTACAGGATCACCGACAGGTCCTTTTTCAAAAGGTCCCACAATACCAGCAATTTTGCCTGTAGATCCATCAATTCTACCAATGGTTAGATCGACTTCTCTTATTAGAATACCAGGAGATGCTAAATTTAATGCCATCCCTTACTCCGTCCAATATTTGTTCTGAAAATATTTATTAAAAAGGGTATTTTCATTGGGGAAACATTGCATGATCACCAATCGGGATACTTCCAATTATTGTTTACTTTCTTAGATTTTATTCTTATCTTTGTGCATTCTTTACATTCGTATGAATAAGAAGATAATAATGTCCTATCTTTTCTTGTCACATAATAATCTTCTGTCAAACTTTTTACTTGACCACATGATCTACACTTTCTTTCATAAAAAAGTAAATGCTCTAATTTTAATTGATCATCGAGTTCCATTTATTTTAAGTTCCTCTAGATATTCAATCCACCATTTTGGATCTTTATCCATTTTCCATTTAGGTACTTCCATTCCTCTTTCAGAATACCATTCAAACAACGTAACATCAATTATCTGAGATATTCCAATATTCCTCTTTCTCCTCATCAACGTCTGCATACGCATCTGCCAGATACGGTCCGTGTGGTTTTTTAGATTCTTTTTTAACATACGTAGATTCAGCATTTGTTGCGGATAACCAGACTGCAAGTTTCATTATAACATATATTATTACCAAAGGTAAAAAACAAGCGATAAGGATGGCAGATTTCATAGGACTTGTATTACTCCCACTATTACAGGAAACTGTTGTGTAAGATGTCTTTCTATTCCCATTCTTAGAGTTTGAGCACTCATTGCACAGGACTCACATGCACCACTCAATCTTACTTTAGCGATTGCTGCCTCTTCACCATCTCTCACACCATAATACATTCTAATATCTTCATCCAAATCAAAATCTATCTCTACGAGTTCTAAATGTCCACCATCTGCTTCAATGTATGGTCTAATGTCATTCAACGACTCGTTTACTTGATGAAGTGTGATAGTCATACTCTTTCCAATTTAATTTAATACCCTTATGTGCTAAAAGAACTAACTTTGCTTGGGTCATTTTTTTACTATAAAAAATAATATTTTCATCTTGTAATCCTGTATCTCCACTCATGAATCCTCCTCATTGTTGGGTTTTCCAAAAGTTTTATACTCTAATTGTTGCGTTAAAAACAAAATTTGAGCTTTTAAACTTCTATTCTCTTGTTCAAGAGATTTGATGTGTTCTTCATATACAGTAATCATGTTTTCCACGGTTTCTAATTTTTTTTCCTTATCC